CTGCCAATAGGGCTGTATCCATTGCATTTTGCAAAGCATAAGCAGCTCTCTCTTGGTACATTCTAGCTGTAGAATATTTGTTTTGGATAATATCTTTTTCCTGTACATAGAAACTAGACTCTTTTGTAGTTGCTACGGTTAGATATTCGTCCGTTGGAGTTACGGATTGAATTGTTACTCCATCTGCGTCAACATAAGTGTTGGCGTCTAAGTTTCCGATATATGGAACGTGAATTACATCTCCTTCGGTCAATTGAGCTTGATACTCAAAAGTTGTGATGTTCTTTCCTACTAATGATTTGTCAAGAATATCTTGAATCATTGAAGCCCATATTTCGGGATTAAATGCTGATAAATTATTAGCCATTTCTTTTTATCCCTATCAGTTCTGACCCGCTTGT